CTAATGTTCCGATTCATTAAATTCCATGTCGATGTATGGCTCAACATTGAAGAGGTCTGAAACTTTTAGGAAATGGACTCCCAAATCATGCCTGATACATATAAAGAATACACGTTCTCTTTTTTGAGGTACTCCCATTTTAGAAGCATCAAGAAGAAAATGCTGACAATAATAACCAGCTTCCTCAAAGTCTTTGTATATACGTCTGACATAATCAATCGCATTCCCTAAAAGAAGTCCTTTCACATTTTCAGCAATAACGACTTTAGGTTTTAAGCGTTTGGCAAGTGCAATAAAATCAAAAAAGAGCGTGTCTAAAACTTGTGTCTTTTGATCTTCTTTGAATTTCTTTTCTTTACCCCACGCATCTTCACGTAATCCCGACATGCTAAATGTACTGCAAGGTGGTGATCCGTCCAATATATCTAAATGGTACAGTTCTTCGGGAAGATTATTCCTTTTCACTAAATCACGAATATCTTCCAAATAACTATACTGGGGATGATGGTTTGTTTCATAGCATTTCATCATTCGTGGATCAATCTCATTACAGCCAATAACATCGTAACCTGCTATTTTGTAACCCATAGTAGAGCCACCGCCACATGCAAAACAAGAAAATACCTTTCCTTTATCTTTAGTAAAAACAGCATCTTCTAAAGACCAGCGATAAGGATAGAGATGTTGTGTATGGGGGGGGTAATTACATCTTTCATCATTCCACCTCCCATAATTCAGCTACTCTTTTGAACTCTTCATCAGCCGGAACCGGGCAATCTTTGATCCATTGCATATCTTTTACTTTCCATAACGAAAGGTCTGTGTTGTCAGGAATATGCTTTTTAATATCAGGAAAAAGATTGAGCCGAAGAGATTTACTTTCCATAAGTTCATCTTTGTAATCCAACAAAAAATTATTGGCCTCCAATAAACTATGAACATCATTAACAGAATGTGGAGTGTAAACAACTCCATCGAAGTATCTGATATAATTGGGGAGCATATCAGCCAGTGCCGTATATAGAAATAATTTTCCTTTATTACCATAGGCCAATTTTTGAACGGTTTTGATACTTTCAGCCAAATTTGCCAGTTTTTCAGGAAACAAAAGTGGTTCTCCACCAGTTATCATGATCTCTTTGTAATTAAAGTGCTCAACAACTGGTAATTTTGAAAAATCCCATGAGTTGTTGCAACACATAGGACATTTGTTCGGACATTTGGTTGTAACCAATAGACGTAACTTTTCCATTTATAATGATATTGTTTGGGTGTATTTCAATTCTCCGGTATATCCACGTGCTTTCAATTCTGCGATAAGTTCCCGTGGAGAAAATTTTGCCAATTCAGGATTGGAATATATTTTCTTCAAATTCCCCCCCCCCGGAGTTTTCTTACGGTTTCTGGCATAAACATTACCGCACTCTTTACAATATGTCTGCAATCCATCTTCGGTTGAAGCATTTTTCCAAAACTCACTGACCGGAAGTTCCCGGCCACATTTGCTACATTTTTTTAATTTTTCCATTATTCCTTTTCTTTAATTCTACCATATTCACATATTAGTAAGGCATCCGAAGTTGCCAATGTAACTTTTGCATACGGGAACAGCTGTTGGGCTTTCTTCTTTAAGATGTTTTTCCATTCTGTCTTACCCAATTTGTCTGTATTTCGTAATCCTATAGTTTTTTGCCAAGTTTGTGGAGATACTGTTACTGTCGGAATCCCACAAGCTATCAATCCCATAGTCAGCTGTCCGTAACCTTCTCCAAAAACAAAAGAGGCAGAAGCACTTTGTCCGGTCATGCCATTCACTCGTTCCAAATAACAAACGCTATTTTCTTTGTATATGGAGAGAAAATCTAATAAGTCTTTGGGAGTTGGTGGCATTTTGATACACTCCAATAATTTGTTATTCTCGGTGTCGTACACTACAATTCCACCGTTTTTGCCAACATCTATACCTATGATCCTTCGTTTCATAAATTATACTTTTTTGTTTATAAATCTTTTGAGCTTAATTACATCTTTCTTTCCAAGCCTTAGTGCTTCACTGGTCTTGATGTCAGAAGGTGAAGCTTTACAATTCTCGGTTATCCTTTCAAAATGTCGGATAAAGGATTTTAGGAAATAGTCGGGGATTTCAACTTTCATAATGATTGATTTATGTGGATAAGCCCGGACTCGAACCGGGAACTGTTGCAATCAGGATTTTCGTTTCTGCTTCCGTTTGTACGTATGTCAAGTGTTAATAGCATATTACCTGACTCGTGATGCTATTCGTGCATTTTTACCACAGAAACTAAGCGTCTTCCGATTTCGCCACTTATCCGTTTGCCTCTACAATAGAGGCATTTTACATGAACAAAAAGACTCTTTGTAGTATCTACCGCCGTGGAGCGTATGCAGCGTACTCGACTCGACTTGCAAAGAGAAGAAAAAAGGTGAGGCATGATAGTTCCCGGATAGGCGGTCAAGCCACACCGGGAGAAGCTGATTATTAATCGGGTTGATAATTATTATTTTAGGAATTTAGCAAAAGTCTTGATTGAGCCTTCATTATTACTTTTTAAAGAGGCCAATTCTGTATTTTTAGAAGTTAGTGTAGAAATAACAGATTTATTCTTTTCGATTTCTGCATCAATATCACTATTAAGTGTTTCCAAATCGGCTTTTGCTTGTGCAAATTAAGACAATATCGTATCTCTTCTTTGTTGAAATGTCAGCATATTATTTTGTCATTTTTAAAAATTCAGGAGCAATGCCATATAGAGGTGTCTTCCCGTCCCACTTGTCTATAAATTGTTTATATAAAATCTCACGGGTGAGTCCACGGGACGCAATTAAAGCTTGTTCTGTTTTTAGTTGCTCCAGTTCGTTTTGCTTCTTTTGTTCTTCAATCTTCTGATCAAGTACCGAAATATTAGTGTTTACCTCGTTACGGCTATCTATTTTATCGCGGACAGCTCTTGAAAATTCCAATTGTGCGGAGAAGGTCAATAACTGCAATCCCCGTTTCTCAAATTCTTTATCAACGATCTGTTCCAGTCTCTTTTCAAATACCAATGAACCACCGTCAGCCATCAGACTGTCTGTTTTATGTTTGCGACTTTCTTCTTTGATAAGATCATATATACGTGGCTCCAAAATATTATCTTCTAATGATTGCATAAAGCCATCTTTTCCCGATGGGGTGTCAGCCTTATCAATATGCTTGTTATCAAATACAATATCAATAGCCCTGTTTTTCATTACTTTATAAGAGTAAGTTGGCCGGGCTGTAAACTCTGTATTGTCGGCTGCTTTTAGTGTGACTGGATCAGAAAATTCTCCACGCTGATCGAATAGCGGAACTTGAAAAAGCTCTGTGCCTAATTCCCATGTAGATACCTTACCGGCAACGATTTTAAAATCTTCTTTCCCTTGTTTGCCGTAGTTCTCCATAAGGACACCGGCATAATTGGGAGCAACTCTTTCGCATGAAGCAAACAAAACAACGGCAAATAGTGCCACAATCAAAAAATCAATCTTTCTTTTCATTTTCTACTTTTTTAATGATATTATAAACTATAAATGCTACTGTCAGCATAATTATTGAAATTCCCAACCACGCATTTATGTGATTGAATACGCGGTTGCCAATGAAGAAAGCCGATACGACAAGTACCGGCTTCCAGTATTTCTTTACAGTCTTCATTGTTATTGTTCGATAATGGCAATATCCGGTGCCAATTTACGGATCAACAATAATTGCTCGTCAATGGCCTTGTTGCGTTCCTCTTCCACTATCACTTCTGCACCAGGGGAGCAAAGGGACAATCGAATATTACGCCCGTCCACATCTGCAATGATTTCCACTTCAATCTCTTCTGCAGGGCGACCTTTGAAAATCGGGACAATAAGATTGAATGAGGCCGGAAGATTGGAGTTGACAACTTGGCTGTAATTGTCAGTGCGACTACCGTTGTCTTGTCGGGAGTTTTCCACTTTTGAGTCAATGCTGGCTTTGAAGTTCTTCAAGACTGTTACCAGTTCCATGTTGTATTGTGCATCCTTGAAGAAGGCACGATTCATTTTGAAGAACTTTGAAAGCTGCACCGGTTCCCATGTCTTGCTTGTGTTAATACCAAATTCAAGAAACTTGGGATAGTATTTCAACTCACCTCTTACAGTAGCTTTATTCCTACTGTCAGTTTCATTGGTGACAAGTTTAAGTGTCATTTTCTCCCGATCAACAAGAATATAGCAACGTTTCTGATTGATCTGCTCTTTTTCAGAGATTCTTTTCAAGAGAAATTCATGAACACTTCCAATTGTTCCGGCTAATTCTACCTTATCAGGCTCCAGTACCGGTAACTCATTTTCTTCGTGAAGTTCAATAACTCTAAGGGTTGCTTCGGTCACACCCGGAGCAAAGTTCACTTGCATCTTTTCGTTTTCCATGTTGTTCTACAAATTTTTAGTTCTGTTTTTAAATGATTTGGCTGGTTTGAAGTGTGGAGTATAATGCTCCGCTATGACAATAGTCTCGTTTTTGTGTATGTTACGAGCAACTTTTCGTTTATAGTGTTTGGGTGACAGTGTACCAAAACCTCTGATATAAAGAGTTCTTCCATTAGCTACTGCATCCACGGTTTCCTTCAATGCTGCTTCTATAACTGTTCGGACTTCGCAAATAGCAATACCGGTTGATTCGGCTACTTGCTTGATAAGTTCTTCTTTTCTCATGGCTTATCCCTCCGTACCAGTAGATTCAATGTCCTCGAAGACCGTTTTTTGCATCTCTTGTGCCCCCATCGGACGTTCTTTAACCAAATCGCCATTACCATTGTAATATCCGGTGGTACGGGTGCTACGATCCATAAACTTAAAGCATTCATCCGTAATTTCCTCATAACCACGTTTTATATCGGTAAGCAACGTTTTTTTACGTTCCTTTTTAGGTTTCAGTTTGTCCTTGTATGCTTGCATGAAAGCTTTCTTTTCTTCTTCCAGTGCGGCCATGTCAAGGTCAATATTTGCCAACTCCGTTTTCCGTTCACCCATTTCTTCCTCGCTGAAAGGAGAAGTATAGGTAATTCTTTCAACTGCTGCGCAATTGTCTTCCAACATTTGTCTGCGAAGCAATGGATTCTTATCTTTAAATAGTTCTTTATCCATATCATAAAGGTTTTAAGCCATATCGGGCAGAACCGACAAATGGCTGTGGGTTAGTCCTTATGTTTGCTTTGTGTATATCATCTGTACGATGATTGAATAATCGGGGTAATCCCGTTATTTTGTCATATACAACCAGTTCAGACGATACATAACAAATAAAGCCTTTCAGTCGCTCTTTCAACCATGCGTTCTGATAGGCTCTGCGTTCACGATATTCTTGGTAGCTCATTCCCTTTGGGCGAGCTGTGAGAAGGGGAGTGTAATTTCTCGCCCCCCCCGATTTAGATTTACTCTTTCCCATCAATCAAATTTTTATATTGTTCTTCTGAAACGAACTTGTCGCAGTTCCCATACCAAGTACCATCATTTATCTTGTATGGCCTGACTGTTTTATCCATTTCATTCATAACACCGACTACCGCATTTTCTTTGCTATTATCATCCCATACAATAACAACATCGCCGACAGTCGGGATATATTCAGGCTGTAACTTCTCAAAATTGAAGGAGTAATGTTTTTCTTCCTTCATGGCGGCAAGCATCTTTGCCTTTTCCTCTTCCGTAGCTTTACGGAATCCCTTCATGCCTCCGATACCAGCTTCGGGTGTGAGTCTTACAAAAACTCTGTCACCTTCATCATTGGAAGGAACATAGGCGACAAGGCCGAAAGGTACTTTAATTGCCGGTAAAAAAGAGAGTGGCCTTTCTTCTCTAATTTCAGAGAGAATCATCATGCTGCCCCCTCCGCGATTCGGATTGATAATTACGTCACCGGGGATGAATGTCTCACCCTCAAATTCAAATTTACCCCCCCCCGTAACTTTTTGAGTAGGTTGCATACTTTCTTCTTTCACGATTTTTACCATGTGTCCTTCGGGCACTTCAACTGTTACTGTTCTCATTTTAATTTGATTTTAAACTGGTTATTGTATTCTATGTATTTTTCCGGGCAGGTTGTTTCTATAATTCCGTTCATTGTAGGAATACGAAACAACTTGCCGGATTTATGAAGCTCTTTTTCAAGCTGTTTTGCTTTATGTAAAGCAGCCAAAGAACGTGTTTCATTTTCGATCAGTTCTTTAGCCGCTGTGATACTGTTACTAATTTTTTCACATGAATCCATTACTTGACTTCTTCTGCGTATGGAGTATCGTCTTCCTCAAAATCGTCCGGTTTCTGACCTTGTGCCTTTTTCCAGTCTTCAAACATTTCATCATCCAACTGGCTCTCTGTTTCAAGAACTTTAATCATGGAATCTGAAATGCCGGTTTTGGGCAGGAATTTGAAAGCCCAGTTCACGATTGTTTTTCGAGCCATTTCTTCAAAGTCTGTGTCCCACGGAGATTGCTTGCCTTTCTTGACAGCCTCACTACGACTTTTTATTTCTTCAATACGGGCTTTGGGCATTGCATCGAATTTTACAACACCGGAAGTCAAGACAGCGAAATAGTAGCCTCCAAGAAGATCACCACGTTCTCCGAATACATTAGGTTTGTGGATGATAGTGCCGCCGGTACCTTTTGTCATACAGAACTCGTCATTAGCATAAACCAAATCAGAATAAATATCCTTTACAACACCAGTGCGGATCAAAATATCAACTTTCCCCATGTATGAAGCTTGGAACTTCACTTTGCCTTTGTACGGTACAAGATACCCCAATCTTAGTTCAGGATTGAGCGTCAGACCGGTAAGAGAAACGTTTTTGATTGCTTCGACAAGATGATCGGGATATTGCCGGGCACAGTCAATCAAATAAGGATTATTCAACATTGCCTGCATAGCGAAATTGACTTCACGGGCAAATTGCTGTTCTGTGCCACCAGCTGCTATAAATGCCTTTTTAGGGGAGATAAAACAGCTTTCCAATCCTTTCAGTTGTACTGGAAAGGCTGGTGGGGCAGAAGGAACGGGCGGTTGTGGTGTGGAAGGTGTTGGGGAGACCGGTTCTGTTTTTGTTGGTGAAGGAGCATTGTGTTGTTCCATTCCCAAGTTCCCTTGTTGGGGGGATTGATTCTCTGTTTTACTCATTGTTCTTGATTATTATAAAAGTTAAACATCTTGTTCTTTTCAAATGCAGGTGTGTCCGGCACCATTATTCTTCGTCCTTTGAATCCCGGCTGAATAAATATCTGTGCACCGTCAAAATCATTGTTTTGTGTACAGTAAACATGCTGGTCTAACAATTTCTTGAATGCCAATGCGCTTGCCCCCATTTTCACAATTCCGTCTTCCAAATGGAAAGCCCAGTTAGCTGCACTGACAAATACTGCGTCATAGGGAGCTGTCTTTTGTTGCATAACCCAGTAGAACTCCTTCCATACTCCAGTACGTTCATGTTCAAAAAACTGATAGAAAGCTGCCGAAATACCATAATGAAATTTGGCAATAGTCCGGTTAACTGTTTCTTCATGAAGATCATCAACCGCCAATGTTTTCCAGTCAACAATTTTTTTGGCCGTTTCCACATCAGGGCGATATTTGAACTTGCATCCTTCGTATTCAACGAAATGGCTGACTTCGGCTTTTCCCCATTTTAATATCTGCCTGATCTGTTTGGAGGTGTCCCGGCAATTATTAAGAAGCTCATAAACCATTGTTTCAACCAATTGTATATCGGTTGTGCTTGTCAACGTTTTACCCGGATTTGACTCTTTGGCCTCTATTAGTGCAATCTGATATTTTTGGGTATCTCGTCCATACGGACAGCCGGTTTTAGGATTTATAGGCGGCTCAAATACAAGAAGGTTATTTCGCCACTTGTCAAGTTTTCCAGTATTAACAAGGCTTTCCATTGCATCATGGTACAGTGAACCTTTTTCAGAGGCTTCAATACTTATCTCAAATAATTCCGGGTGCAACGCCTTGTATCGGGCAAACTTTGGGGACACCATATAATCTTTAATCTGCGTACTACTTAGGAAATCTTTGAATCTTTCTCCACGGTGGTATTCTTCATTTGGCAGATCGTAAATTGTATCTTCTATATTACTCATATAATGAATTTAGAGTTTTACAAAAAACTCCCTACTTTCGCAAGCAAGGAGCCAATAACTAACTAAAAAACTTATTCATCACTTGTGGATAGTAATTCTTTGTAATTCTGTAATATGTATTCTTTTTCTTCATCTGTAAAAGAATAGGCTTTAGCCATAAATTTCATTGCCATATCCTCGTTGTGATCGGAAAGGGGATAATAGTCAGTAGCGAATTTGTAAGTAAGCCTATTCAATCGCTCATACTTAACTTTGACCTCCTTAACCCATCCGCTTATCTCCGAGATGATGCCGGACGCTTCTTGCATCTTTTCGTCATATTCCTTTTGGTCTTTTGCTGCTTGTTCTTTCATAACCTTGTTCTGTGCGGCAAAGTTTGAAATCTTAGCATATAGTTCATCCGAATAAGCCCATCCTGAAATGATGTCAAAATCAGAGTTCCCATTAAACTTGTATCTCTCACTCTTTTTAAGGAACTTGTAATCACTCCCAAGTTTATTCCAATCGTAATCAACCTTTCGCAATGACTTCGCGCTTTTCAGAATTTCAGCAACCTTAGTCGCTTCATTAATGTCAGTAAACGCAAAACCATCCAAAAGCGGAATAGAGAAGTACTGAATATCAGCAGGCTCAATTTCAAATAATTCGGGAATTTTGGGTTTATCCATGATTTTGATACCTTCCTCCATCATGCGAAGTTTAATCATTTTCTGTACATCTTCCTCCGTTAACGCAAGAATCTCTTGCTCGGTCATTTCTGTAATTCCTTTCATACTTTTAGCATTTAAAATGTGTTCCCGTCCGCGTTCCGATGGATTGTTGGCCGTAGCTTTTTAGCGGTGACCGCTTCTTGCGAAGCACGGGTATATATATCATTTAAAGTATCTATTCAGTTAAGAATGTATTTATAAACGCCCTACGTTTACTTTGTCATAATATAAGTTGTTTTTGATAACTTAGTGATTCGTGTGCTGCATCTTCTTATTGGCAGTCCGTATTCACACTCTTTTCACTAATCCGCTTTGGCTACTTTGTCGGTCTATTTCGCCCTTTAGATAAGCAGTAAACCTTGTTTTAAGTCTTTATTTGTTCAGACTATACAATATGTCAAAGAACGTTTTGTTAGTTCCCGGAAAGACGGCCAAATCCGTCCGGGATTATTTTCTTTCCATGAATTTTATCAAAGCTGATTTGGTAAAAATGAGACTCTTGCCATTTTTGGTGTGAGGAATATCATGTATTCGATTGTATAAGGTTTGCAACTTCCATCCGAGAAATACAGCAGCTTGTTTGGCATTCAAATACTCTTCGGTTTCAGCAGTCGCCATTTCAGTTACAACCTTTCTCACATCATTGCGAATAAACTTGTGCAGTTCTTCTGCAATCATTTTGGCATCTGAACGGTTCATTTCTTTATCGCTTCGATGGTTATCTGATTTTTATCTTTGTCGATGGATATTGAATATCTTTCAACGTCTTCACGGGGATCAGTAAAAGCTAATTGATAGGCGTAGCTTCTTGCATTGACGCAATCCTTGTAAGAATCCAGCTGCATTACTTTGGAAGAACCAGCTTTAATGCTTAGAATATCTTTCTTTGTTACTTTCATATTATTTTCTATTTTATACTTAAATTTTCCACAAAAAATTTGCATAAAAGAAAGCTAACAACTACATTTGCCAATGAGATATGTAGTAAGTGGCTTTTGAAGTCGCCAGCTTTCTTATTGTTCAAGCTTACACTCTTTGTTTGTTTGACGTTGCAAATATACTTCATATTTTCAGAAGTACAATAAAATACTTCATAAAATTTGTAGTACTTTGTATGTTATAAAACATGTTTTGATGCAAGTTGTTGGTTTATAAAATGTTATATAGGTAAGGCTCGCGTAAAAAGAAAGCTTTTTGAAAAAAAGTAATGTCGTTCTATTGTTATTGTAATAATTGAAGAAGTAAAAGACGATCTCATTCGGTAAGGTGCTGGATTGCTGCATAGTTAGCCCTTAGACGGTTTCCCGTTTTTGCTATATGCAGCATAAGAAATGTCTCGTTCGTATAAGTACGCCGTTCTTAGCTGGCCGGGCATTAACAAGTTACCCGACTTCCCGGATTTTTCGCTTACTTGTAGCTGTGCAGGCATCCCGGTTTCGTTTGCCTCTCAATATCGCACGCCTTTCGCAGTATTGAGTTGTAAGAGTGTAACCCTCTGTCTCTCCGCTATGCGGCCTACCGCCGATTACACAATGTGGAGAAAAAGAAAATCCGCAAATAGGTAGCAGCTATTTACGGATTTCTATATATAAACTCCAAATAGGATGTTTAATCAATTTATGTGGTAATACTGCTACTATTACGGATGCAAATATACTACTTAATTTATGAAGTATGCAAGAAGTTGACGATAAAAAATTGAGTGATCTCTCAAAAAGGTTTTTGCAAGCAATTTCATATTGTGGTTTGAGTGGGTATAAATTGAAGAAAGACAATATTATATCCAGTGAATCAACTCTTACCAGTATAAAAAAAGGGATTCAGTTACCAAGTAAAAAAACAATTGATGCTTTTTGTGAGAAGTATGATGTGAGCAGAGCATGGCTATATACTGGAGAAGGTTTGTTTGCAAAGACTCCATCAGGACAGATAGAACCTTCGGAGAAGGATATTAGGGATGCTCTGAAAAATGCGAGAATGCAATCAGACTCTACGATTAGTAAAGTAGCTCCTTATCTTCAAGATATTCTTGTAAAAGTAAAATATGTTCCGATAGATGCTGCGGCTTCATTTGTCGAAAGCTTATATAACACAGCTTATGAAATTGATTCTTATGGTGTCATGCCGGAAGAAGGTGAAGTGCTTGATGATTCTTATATGGTCTTTCAAGTACGTGGTGACAGCATGGAGCCAACTATACCGGACGGAGCTAAAATTCTTGCTCGCAAAATAGAAGAAGGTTTGTGGGAAAGCGCGTCAGGAGTTGTGAGTATTGTGTATGGGAAAACACTTTCAGTCAAGCGGATATTGAAAAACAGTCTTTTCTTGGATAATGTGCTGACTTTAAAGGCTGATAACCCCAAGCATGGCCAGTTAGATGTCGAGAGAAGAGAAATAAGGGGGATGTGGCAAGCATTACGCATAATAAGTCAAAAGATTATTTGATATGGAAGAAAGGGCTATTGACAGATTACGAAAATTTGCAAGGTATGCACGTGATAAGGGAGTTGTCAAAGGTGAGAACTCGTTTGAGGCTTATTGTGAATTATCAAATAGATACATTTATAATTCCATAAGGAACGGGAAGGGGGCTATTGGAACTGATATAATAGCTCGTATTGTGGATAAGTTCCCGGAATTGAATGTGAAGTGGCTTTGTACTGGCAAAGGGAATATGATTGAGACGGATATTGATGCGAATGTCAACTACAAAGCAGCTTATGAAGGTGCGATGATGCAGATAGAAGCACTGCATAAAATTATAGAAGAAAATAAGCGGAGATGA